TGTTTTGTCCTTTTCCTTTAATATAAGAGTGTGCAATATACCAACGGGTATCTGAACCATACCATTGATTATCATTTATAATATCATTTGAAATCCATTCAGAAACTGGCTTTGAAAATATAATATCACAATCGTGATACAATATAGCATCATCTTTTAGATATGGATGTGCTTCCCAATGTTGTTTAAGGATGTTAGGTCTGATTGAACTGATGTAATTCTTTGTTGCTCTTGTATCATCATAGAAAAAGAACCTTGCTGGCCATTTGTTTGCCAATTTAATCCATTCTTCAGGGATAACTCCGTTTGGTTTCCAACATACAATATCCACCATATTAGGATTAACTCCCATATGGATAAAGTTGTTTAACATTACTTCAACTTGCCAAACGTAATAGAGTGTTGCCGGTTGAGCACAAACAAATCTTAATTTTCTGTCATCTGCTATTCTTATGCCATTCATATGCCATTGTTTTATTATTTAACAACAACATATGAATTTGTTTATGAACATGCACCATCAGCTGCTGTCACATAGATTGTAGTCCCAGCTGTAATAGTTGCGCCTGCAATTGTGAATGAACCTGCTCCACCATTGAGATTTTGACAATCAACATTACTATTTGAGTCGGTAAATGTTATGTTTTGTCCTGATATATGTCCACCATAATAGATAACAACATTTTGTGTTCCTAATTGAGTTGATGTAAAGTTACCATTATCACCTGCAGGGATTGTAAAGTTTGTTCCACTACTAAATGTTACTGAAACTCCATTTATTGTCATATCAGTAATTGGAATATCCAATGAATTAGTATTATTAATTACTATTTCAACAAAATTACCTGTAGTGGTTGTAGTTGTTGGTGGCTGCGTTGTAGTGGTAGTTGTCCCAGCAGTTGTGGTAGTTGTGGTTGGCGGTTGTGTAGTGGTTGTAGTAGTAGTTGTAGTTGTATTACAATTACATGCAGTTGAACCATATGTTACAAAAGATATAGTTGCACCCACTCCAAACAGAGAACCATTTTGTAAACAATCATTGATTACTTGTGGGCCTATACTTAATGTTAAGTAAATTGTAGTTCCACAACAATCAACATATCTTACATCACCTGCACTATCAACTTCAAAACTTACTGATGTTACACATGCATTGGTTGTTGTAGTAGTTGTTGGCGGTTCAGTCGTAGTCGTTGTCGCCAATGTAGTTGTAGTCGTAGTTGGTGCCTGTGTTGTGGTAGTTGTAGAAGTAGTCGTAGTAGTTGAACAGCTACAAGTTGGATAGTTAGGCTGGATTGTTGGCCCTGTAATTGTATAATCTTCAGAGTATTTATTTTCACAATCACCAAACCATTCTCTTGTATAAATGTCAACATATCCCTGATGTGAACCACTCTCAATTAAGATTGGAATTGGAACACCACCATCAAAAGATGATGTAAAGTAAATGTAAATATCTTGTGGTGCATTTGCTGCTACACAATTCTCAAAGTAAGAGCCTGTATATGCTCTATATAAGTTATTTACTCCACAAGTCAAGTATGGTTCAGTTTCACTTGTAAAGTTCCATTCAACACAACCCTGTGGATTAATAGTAGTTGTAGTTGTTGTAGGAGCAACTGTCGTTGTAGTAGTGGTTGGCGCTAACGTAGTTGTAGTAGTAGTCGTAGGTGCTTGCGTTGTTGTTGTTGTCGTAGTAGATGTTGTGCTGGTTGTAGTTGTAGTAGGTCCAAATGAACAACCTGTGCAATCTTCACTTGTATTACATACTGTTATATCTGTGCAAGGAACAATAGTTAAACCTGTTCCACTTGGATAATCTTGTGAACATACTCTAACATTTGCACCGCCTGATAATGGAAGATTTTGATATCCAGTTGAACAATCTATGTATTCATAATACAATGTTCCGCCTGTTTCATTTAAGATATAGTAACATAAACAAGGTGCTGCAGTTGTTGTAGTCGTAGTAGTTGTTGGTTCTAATGTAGTCGTAGTTGTAGTAGGTGCTAAAGTTGTTGTTGTTGATGTAGTAGAAGTAGTAGTTGTAGTGCTTGGTGGAGCAATTGTAGTTGTAGTAGTAGTTGTAGGCAATACTATTACACTTTTTGTTACTTCATTATTACATAAATCATTATTATTTACCAATTTAACACAATCAGTTGTATATGGCACATCAACACTTGCAGTTGAACCAACCGAAGGAAGGAATACTGGCGAAGAAGCAGTTAATGGACTATAATTAATACAGTCCGCAGACCAATACACATCGTAGAATGGTCCCGAATTTATACCTGCTGCTGTTAATGTAATTATTTGTGTAGCCATATTCTATTTAACATATTAATTTCATTTAATCACTACAATCCACACAATCTGAATAAATGTTAGTTACACTACGAGTTCCAAGAGTTATTGTTCCTGTTGAAGTGCTATACACTTGGAAACAATAATATCCTACAACATCTGTATTAACTCTGATTATTTGACCTGCAGTTAATAAAGGTGCATTTGTAATTTCAATAACACCAACTATGTCAGCAGGACCTGCGCAACTTTCAACATAATATTTTTGAGCTGCTAACGTGGTAGTTGTTGTAGCGCCAGCAGTTGTTGTGGTAGTAGTTGGAGCTGCAGTTGTTGTTGTAGTGCTTGTTGTTGTAGTTGTCGTAGTTGTAGATGTTGTTGTAGTAGTAGGCGCTGCAGTTGTAGTAGTGGTTGTTGCTGCACAACTTGATGTTGTTCTTGTCCATACCATATTTGCATTACCACCATTATTAATTTGGTCATTATCTACACAAATTGAACCACTTGCTCCACCTGCTAATGTGAATTGTTGATATGTGCTACCATTACCACAATATACATAGTTTACCCAACCTGTTCCTACACCCTGATTTTCAACATTATAAATGAAACATCCAGGTGCTAAAGTTGTAGTTGTAGTTCCTGCAGTAGTCGTAGTAGTAGTTGCTGCACAACTTCCAACTGCTCCTATTGAAGAAGTATATGTGTTTCCGCTTGGAAGGTCTATTTTCTGGTCTTGCACACAAAGTGTTATTGTTTCCCCAGAACCCACACTAAATGATGAACTGAAATTATTTCCACAATACACATAATCACCAATATAAGTTGTTGATGGAGTATTGTTTGTAATAGTTACAGAATAACATCCAGGCGCTATTGTAGTAGTAGTTGTAGATGTTGTAGTAGTGCTTGTTGTCGTAGTTGTTGAAGTAGTCGTAGTAGTTGCTGAACAACCTCCAACAGGTCCAAATGATGATGTGTAATTTGGTCCACTTGGTAAATCAATCTTCTGGTCCTGAACGCAGAATGTTCTAGTTGTTCCAGATTCAACCGAGAATGATTGAGATACACTTTCACCACAATATACATACTCACCTAACCAAGTTGTTCCGATATTATTATTTGTTATTGTTGCTAAATAACATCCTGGAGCAATTGTAGTGGTTGTTGTAGTAGGTGCTGCAGTTGTCGTAGTCGTAGTAGTAGTTGTCGTAGTTGTTGTTGCGTTACAGCTACCTACTGAACCTATTGAAGAAGTGTAAGTATTACCTACTGGCAAATCAATCTTCAAGTCTTGCACACACAAACTTATTGTTGTATTAGAAGGTATACTGAATGATTGTGAAACGTTTTCGCCACAATATACATAATCTCCAATGTATGTAGTTGATGGTGTGTTATTAGTTATCGTTACTAAATAACAACCCGGTGCAATTGTTGTCGTAGTTGTAGTTGGTGCTAATGTAGTAGTTGATGTTGTCGTAGTCGTAGTAGTAGTTGTAGCAACGCATCCACCTACTGGTCCAAATGATGATGTATAATTAGGCCCTGATGGTAAATCAATCTTTTGGTCTTGCACACATAAAGTTATAGTTTGACCAGAACCAACAGAGAATGATGAACTAAAGTTATCTCCACAATAAACATAGTCACCAATGTATGTAAAGCCGCTAGTATTATTTGTTATTGTTGCGGTATAACAACCTGGTGCAATTGTAGTTGTCGTAGTTGTTCCAGCTGCAGTCGTTGTAGTGGTTGTCGGTGCTTCAGTAGTTGTTGTAGTACTTGGCGCAGCCGTAGTTGTTGTAGTTGTCGGTGCTTCAGTAGTTGTTGTAGTTGTCGGTGCTTCAGTAGTTGTTGTAGTTGTGCTAGTAGTCGTAGTTGTCGGTGCTGCAGTTGTCGTTGTAGTCGTAGTTGTTGTGCTAGGACAAGGATGATTTCCTAAAGTTGCACATCTATCACATTCACCAGCTCCAATTCCATAAACATATGTAGATTTATTTGCATCTGTTATTGTAAAGTTTACAGATTGAGATGCAACAGATTGAACAATTGTTTCACATCTATCTGAAGTAGGATTATAAAATACAGTATTTATTCCAACTCCAGATGTTACTTGACTTGATATATAAGAACTTGTTGAACCATTCTCACAACACCATTCAGTTCTCCAATAAGATGGAGCAATAGTTGTCGTTGTTGTAGTTGGACCAGCAGTTGTTGTTGTAGTTGTCGTTGGTGCACCTGTTGTTGTTGTAGTTGGTGCTAATGTAGTTGTAGTAGTTGTTATACACCCTGCCTGTGGTATTGGTAAACCTGTTGCATAGAAACAATTATTTGCTTCTATTTCATTCTGTGTTAATGCTCTATTATAAGCAACTATATACTTTGCACTTCCGCTTAAGAAATTGCTATAAAAATTAAGTGTTGGACTAAAACTTCTTAAATATCCTGTTCCAAATTGTTGGCCAACGTTATTGAAAGTTTGGAATGGATTAGCATGTGCACCACTATCAGGCAATAATACATCATTATACCATTCTCTTATAGTTGAGCCAGTAAGTGAACCAATAGGTGTTTGAGTTCCTGTAAATGTAAATGATTGACTTATTAAACTTGATGTAACATTATTTACAGCAGTATCATCAAGGAATGCACCTCTTAAAAATCTTAACGATGATACCGAGCTACTTATCTGTTCTACCCAAGTCCATGAGAAACCAGCATAGAACATAGTTGTTCTATCATATGTAGTTCCAAGATATGAACCACTTGGTTTAATACTACCCCACCATTGACCTGTGAAATCCCAAGGAACTAATGAAGCCGTATTTGGATTTAAGTCAATATAAGATGAACTTCCATTTAATTGTAAATGATTTGATGATGTTACAACATTATACCATGTTCCCACTCTACAATTAGATGAACGGTCAATCATACTACCAGAAGTGCTTCCTGATTGGAATGATGTCCAGTCATATGCGTATAATAATCCATCTCTTACAATGTCATTACATACCGGCTCAATTGTGTAATCAAAATCACATGCAATTGCAGGAATAATACCTGGAAGTATATCTCCTAATATTGGTCCTAATAGTTGAAGTTTACATTCACCATTTGATAAGTTGTAATCGTTTATTGCACGAAGGTGATAATAATTTCCTCTCCATTCAACAATATCATTTAATTCCATTTTGAAATAATCTGCCAAAGGTATGATTGCTTCGCAATTGAATAAACGAGTTCTAGGATTGTATAATAGATTTATATAATTTTCCCAATATTCAGTATACAGAGAGCCTGTTGGTGTTGTTCCATATACAGCAGGTTCATTATAAAAAAGAAGTGATTTACTTCCTGATGTAGGGTCTTGCCCTTCGTAGTTATCAACATATGGAAAACTTTCTAAAGGATAAGATACAACACTACCTGTATTACCATTAGAGTATCCTTGCAAATACCAAGTTTCACTTGCCTTTAATCCATTATAAAAATAGATGTGTGGCAGGACTCTTGCTGGTGCGTAATTCACACTACTAATAAAGGTCGGTATGTATATCTTATTTTTAGCCATTAGTCTGTTCCTATTGCTTCTGCGTAAAACTGAAGTATACCACTAGATATATCAGCAGTTGTTACCGTGTAATAAAATGTTTGACTTCCACCAAATCCTGCATTTAATATAACAGGTCCACTATCAGTTGTTTTAGTAAATGCCCAACTCATATTTCCTGCAATACTTGTTAACGCATCAAATACAAGCGTATCACCTGCTGCTAATGGGTATGCCAAATATGTGCAATCTGGTGGTGAACAATCATAAACTCCAACTTCACCTGTTTGTGCTATTACATTTGTTGATACTACATATGTTGTAAATCTTCTAATACTTGTAGAAACAACAACTCTTCTATCTACATAACAACTTGCTTCTGAACGACAACCAAAGTCTGCATCTCTCGGTGCAAAACTACCTGAAAGACCTGTTCCTTCAAGGTATACTAATGGTGAAGAAGCAAATGTTGTTTTCACTTCAAATGTTCCCTGTGAATAGAAGTTTTCTGTATCTACATAGTAATTCTTTCCGTATTCTCTATTGTTTGCTTTGGAGAATTGTTGTGAAACATAATCACCATCAAGGGTATCTCCAAAGTTTAATTTGTTTACAGCAAGATTGTTCGCAGGAATTGCTTCAATCTTTTTGTCCAAATTAATATATCTGTTAAAATCTTTTACTTCACCTTGCTTATACCAAACATTAAATTCTTCCACAATAAATTCTCGTGGTTTAACTTTTGATGGATAAATGACAAGATTAAATTTCTTTTGTATACCTGTAATGAAATCAATTTGCTTAATCCCTGTTGTTCCATATGGCATATTAGCAGGAATATCCATTACTAAATTATCTCCACCTTGATTTACTTTTTGTATTTCTAAATAGGTTTGTGATAAATTATTACCAGGATTTAGAACCACTTGAAAGTTTGTTCCGCCAGTATTTTGATATTGTAAATAAAATTTATATGCACCAGGGTCTAATCTATCTGTATTGAATTGTGTTACTAATTGAAATTTTTCTGTTCGTGTTTGTGTTGCGTTATACGTCTGTATAGTTCGCATGTAATTATTAAAATTGGTAAGAGTAGTTGTAGAGACAGTTGTTCCACCACCATTCTTTACTAATAAATAAAAATATGGAACACCATTACCTGCTCCTGTTGATTTAACTTCAAAGTTTAGTGCTAATTCACCTCTTAAACGAGAACTAACGTCTAATGTATATGTTCCATCTGCAGCCATATTACCTGCAGGATTTGATTGAACATTATACCAAGGAAATTGTAAATCAACTGCAGCTGACATTGTAAAATCCGTTTGTCCACTACCACTTATCGGTGCTATTCTGAATAAACCATAAGTTTCTAAATCAATTGTATCAAATACAGGGTATCTTAATTGATTATTACATAACATATACACATTATCCAACCAAGATTGTTCCCAAAATCCACCTGTGTATGTATATCCGTATGTTTCAAAGATTGCATCCCATACTTCTTTTATTCGTATAGCAGGTTTGAAATCTTGCACACATAGAGCACCATCTGGCGCATCTATACCAAAAAGAGTTTCTTCAGGAGTAAATTGTATCTTTTGTCCATATTCTGCAAGTGGATAAACAATGCTTCCACTAAATAACTGGCCATTCCAACTTGCTGAAATATTATTGAAAGATGCTGTATGATTGAATTGAGAAAGAGATGCAGTTAAATCAGTTAAGAAAAAACGATTAATATCTCTTGCAAATGAAGAAAGTCCACCATAGATTGTTACCTCATATGAATCAATAAACTTATTTGCAATTATGTTTACCTTATTTAATTGTAGGTATCCACTTGCTAAATAGATAGAGTCAAAATCAATATAGCAAGGAACTTTTGCATTAGTTGCAAAAAGATATGGATTAGTTATACTAATATCATACACATGCTCAAAGAATGCATTATTCTTTTTAGTTCCAGGGACAGTAATCTGACGAGTAAAATCAGCAGGTAGCACACCAATATCAAATAGACCAGTTACATTATCTGATACGAATATTTCTTCATCATCAAATAGGTCTAATTGTGTTCCATTTGCAATTAGCTTAAACGCAAAACCTTGTGTTGAAGTTACTCCCATTAGATAATCAGTTTATATGCTTGTCCCCAATCAAAGTCAAATCCGTATTGTATCACCTTATCTACTACGCCTGTTTTGAATGTAATAGAGTTTGTGTTTATAGTAATAGGTCTTAAATCGCCTGTTGCTTCATTATAAACCCAATATATTTCATCTGATACTAATAATTGTTTGAATATTTCATTGTAATCCTCATCAACCCAGTCCGATTGAACTGAAATTGCCTGTTTGGAGTCAGCAATATAATTTAGAACTGAACTATCGTAATTTCTGTATTGTAGTGTAGGAGATTGCCAAGTTCCTAATTGTGGTTGATAGGTTCTTCTTTCTGTATTAAAAGATTGACGATTAACCATATTGAAATTAAACCAATCAAATTGTCCGTATCTATTCTTCCATTTAATTCTTATGTTTGGATACTTTTGCTCACAAACTATGTTGTAAGTGATAGGCGAACCCAAATCCGTTGTATTATTCTGCGCTTGGATAGTATAATAGGAAAAACTTCCACTCAAAGGAAACCCACTTTCTGCTGCTCCTATTGGGTATGTTTGTATTTGCCCAGAAGATGAAGTGCTTCCACTTAAAGTATAATATGCTGTTGCTAAATCAGAAGTATATTTTATTCTGTTAGGTTGTGAGCCTGAATTTGCTACACCAACATAAACACCACTAACCCCTTCGTTTGTAAGGAATGCGGATTGTGTTGCCGGCCCATCTGTCATCAAGGGCCAATGTGGAGTTTTAGAACTAATCGGTTGTCCAATTGGTTCCTGAAATATTGCATATCCATCCAAAGCTTTATAAACACCTGTTTTAACATGCGAACCTGTCACATAAGAGCTACCACTAAAATATTGATGATAAAAATCAACAGCAAAATACATTACGTTTGATGTATTAACTTGTGCTAAATCTGTAAGTGTTGAATTAAGTATTCTATTCAAGTCAAAAATACCATACAAAGATGTATTAGGATATTTTTGCATGGTATAATCAGAGGTTGAGCCAGATGCAGAAAGGCTTCCAGTCCAATAGTATAATTCACCTATGTATTGAAAATCTTCATTCTGCAACAATGCTGTTGTAGTTTCTATCACCGAAAATATAATTGGTGATTGTGCAAGAGAACAAGTTGCAGGAGTTTGATTAATAGAAATAGCCATGCTAAAATTCTTTTCTATTTAACCAACTGAAACCGATTTGTAATTGATGTTATCCTTTTCTTACTGCTTCTCTTAAATCTGCGGCAATAGATTTACCTAATGCTTTTGTATAATCCTTTATTGCTCTCTTAACATCAGGTGATTTATATGCTTTATCAGCGTAATCAAAATGTTGTGGATATCTTTTACGGATTGTTGCAGTGGTGCCTGTTCCTCTACCATATGGCTTATTCCAATATTTACCATATGTTGCTCCTGGTGGTGCAAAGAATAGTGTAATTTTTGCATTACCATTCTTGTCAATTTTAGTCATTCGTTCAGGTGTATTGTAAGAACGAAGTGTATTACGAAGATTACCTGTATCACGAGGTGCAAGTTTAGACGCAACATTTCTGATGGTCTTTGCTACATTCTTTAGTGGAACAGATAAACTTTTAGCCATTAGCAAACAGGATTAGGATAGGAGCCTGATGGTAATAAATCAAATAAACATCTTGGTCTATCATTATGTGTTACCAAAGTAAATGTTGCTACATGTCCTGCTAATCCGTTATTAAATCTTTCTACGAATGGTTCACATATAATATCACCTTCAATATCAAATGCCGAAACTGAATATGCTGTAAATGAAGTTAAATCGTTTATGATTGCAAGTGAGTTAGCAAGTATATCTACATAATCATCTACTCCATAAAACGGAATAGTTTGTTCATTAAATGTAGTTTCTGTAACGTTTTGTGGGCCACCGCTCTCATTATTTTTATTCTTAATCTTGTCAGCAACAATCAATTGTATTTCGTGACGAGTTGTAGAATCTGTAATTGTAGTAGATAGAATGTTTACATTACCCAATGGATACATAGGAAATTCTCTATCATCTACATCCTGAATATCACCCGTTGTTACTTTTGCTAATTGTGGATGATTATCCATTATTGTTTGGAAGTATTCTAGCGCATTATAGTATAATGTGTAGTTTACTCCCTGATTATATTGTAAATAATTTGGCATTTACAGAAATTTTTCGTATTATTGATTAAAAAAGTTATTAAAGCTGAACTCCTGGAAAATACTGGTTAGTTTGGTCAGGATAGATTTGAGTTTGATTACCAACACTTTCAAGGTATTCAGGTAAGTCTTGAGAATAAGAAATACAAAAATTCTGAAGTCTTAAAGCCCAATAGTCAGCATTGTTTCTAGCAATCTCTCTTAAATAATCTATTTCAGCTTTTGAAGGTGCTACACCCTGTTCACTCTGTTGCTTCACTGCTCCATTTGACTTAAACTGAACTGAACTAAATGGAATATATTCTACACAGGAATACCAAACCAAACATGGTTTTACATAATCTTCCATTAACTCATAGTATCTACCAGTAAATGGTGTTCTTGCTTCTATTTCAGCTGCAAGATAATCGTAAAGAACTGTTCCTAACAAATTCTTTAAGTATTTTATCTGTGCAGTATAAATGAAAGGTAATAGAGCATCAGCATCTATTGCACCTTGCAGTGGAGTTGTTTTTATAATATCGTTTCTTGATATGAATAATGCTATAGCCATATGTTTATTTTATTAAGGTTTCGTATTCTTTTTCAAAGTGTGCTGGCATTGTAAACTTCTCAATAGGTTGGTCAGGTTTAATTTCTTGCACATCTGCTGTTGTTTCATCCTCTGTTGTTGCAGGATTTTCCAATGCATCATTAGTTTCATCTTCTACTTGCTCTACTGATTTACCAGTTTGTTCAGCCTGTTCAGAAAGGATTGCAAGTGGAGTTAATTGTTCAAAGTATAATTCCAATTCCATACCATATCCACCTTCTTTCAGAATATAATTCATTGAGTTTAAGATAAGATTTTGGAATGGAGCAATTGTCATTGTTTGTAAGATAGAGAATGCCGTTTTCATTTCCTCTGATTGAGAAGAGAAACCATTATTTTCAGTTCTGATACCAAATAGAAGTGGTGATGTTACTCTATGTGCAACAAGTATTCTATCTTGTGCATATTCAGCAACATACTTAAATTTCTCATGTAAGTTATCAATGTTTACTACATCAATAGTTGGTTTAGTTGCAGGGTCTTCGTTAAATGATAACATAAACTTGCCGGCGTTATTAGTCCCTGTAAACTTTGCGTATAGCAAATCTTCTATGGTTTGTCTCTCTTCAGGAGCAGGAACACCATTATTCATATTCAACATAACCATCGGCAAGAATCCGTTCTCTATGTTGTTTATATGCAAGTTTGATAATTCTGCTTCTACGAGTGAGAATTGCATTGCTGATACCCAATCAGGTAGAGAATAGTAATATAAATTTGGTGAATAGTTCTTTATCCAAAATATTTCCATCTTTTCTGATGATGTATTGAATGCAGGTATCTTTTTCTTATCTCTTATCTTTCTTTGGTCTTTCCAATCTACACAATAGTAATAGTTTTGTATACGAGGATTATCATAAATCTTTTCAGCACGAAGTGTTTGAACTGGCACATGATACATTTTGATTATTTTAGTATGTTCATCATTCCAATATACTTGCAACGCACCATTGCCAAATAGTTTTAAGTCAAATGCTAATCTTTTAACATCTTCCTGTGGAATTAAACGGTTCAGGGTTTCGTTAAATCCTTCATTCTTTGAATAAAGTCCTTTACCATATATCAAGTCAGCAATTCCTTCTATACAAGCTGCATTCGTTGTAGATGTATTGTAGCAGAGATTAACTGCTGCAAAGAAATCATCGTGTCCGTAAACACCGAAAGGCACCCAACTATATCGGGTCTTTGTATCTTCTGTAATAAGTGGTAGAGAGTTTTGTCCGTTTACATTCACTACCGATAAGTTTAATTCTTTGTTCATATTCTATTTTTTATTAGCAAGATATGTTATTGTTTAATACACAACCTGCTGCGTATACTCTTAATGTATGTCCTGCGTAAGTAATATCCTGATATCCACTTCCTGAAATATCAAATGATATAATAGGCGTTACTAAATTACCGGGTTGATATTGGAATTGTAAACTACCACTTACTCTACTTCTATATTCAGTTCCACTCAATGGACCGCCTGAACTACATGCTCTTTGAACTGTTCCATTAAAATTATATATTGATGGTGTTACTGACAAATCCCATGTAGTTCCATAAGGAGTTGTGCAGGCTGAATCACTACTCATAAATAACTTGTATTCTTGTATCACAACACTATCTATATCGCCTGTTAACATACTTCCACTTATACAAACATCAAATCCATTTCCACCAATTTGATTTCCAAAGTAAAAGGTTGCATCTAATCCACCTGCTGTTGTTGTAGTAGTTGTAGTAGGTGCTAATGTAGTGGTAGATGTAGTTGATGTAGTAGTCGTAGTTGATGTAGTTGTAGTCGTTGTCGGTGCTATTGTTGTTGTAGTTGTTGAAACTGGCGGCGTTTGTGCCCAATAAACAAACTCATTCGTTGTATCTTCAGAAATAAACACTTCCTCAATAGGTAATTGGTTTACATACGCAGGTTTATCTACACTTTGTGAAGCAAATACCTGAAGTGAACCATGCCAAACCGTGTCTGAATAAGTAAATGGTGTTGTAGAAGATGTAATAGCAGGTGTAAAAGAAATTCTGTATTCATCACCTACATAAACTTCCAATGCAATATCTAAATTAAAAGATACATCAAGCATACTTTCGCATTGATTGTAAGACCATTGACCAGGATTAAAAAGAAAAGAATAATCATCCAATGTCAGCATATTCTGCACATCACATCTTAAGTAGTTGCTGCCAGATGGTATTTGCTTGGTTCTAATCCTATAATTGTTGTATCCGGGAAGGAAATAAGTAAGCATTATCTATATTTTATCTGGTATTTAACAATCATTTACCCTAAAATAGTGAGCAATAAAAAACCCTACTCAATTAAGAGTAGGGTTTAATACTTTTATAATGCTATACTGATTAGCTATTAGTTCCATACACTACGGTTGGGTTTGCACCTAAACCTGCGAATGGATTTGAGATTGTAGAGCCACTAATGAATGATGCTGGTAATCTTTCCTGACCTGTGAAGGTAATTGAATAACCATAAAGGTCACCCATTGCCGCACCTGTTTGGATAGTTCCTGCAGTTACATCTGCACCCTCTTCCTCACCAACTAACAAAGCATCTCCGTTCATTGTGTGAACTACGATTTGAGGTCTACCATAAGCCATAAGCTTTAATTGAGTAGTCATCTCGTTTGTCAACTTCTTAAGGTTAAGAACTAATTCCTGATTGAAGAATGTAGTTCCGTTTTCTCTTGAAGTATTTACGGTTTCAGTATATGCACTTGTTCCTTTCAACTGATAGTAATAAACTGTGCTACCAGAAGGAAATGCGGTTACTTCACCGCTTCCGTTTTTAGTGAAAGACCCGGTTGTGTAATTTAAGAAGTATACGCCGGCTAAACCACCGATACTATCTTTACAAACTTCGTTTCTTCCAGCTGATAAATTACAAGCCATATCTGTTTGATTTAATTAGTTAGTTAATGATTAGTATGCACCATAGTATACGATGTCTTGTCCGATACCGAACTGAACACCTGCTGTATATCTCATGATGATACGATAGTTCTGTGAACCATCAAGGTTTGCCATGTCTAATACTCTAACTTCGTTGTGGTCAGATAACAAACCTGTTCCGAAGAATAAGTTAGATTTCTGAGCTGCAACGATTTTAGATGCACTCATACCAGGGCAAAGAACGATTTCAATACCATTAAAGTTAAATGGCTTCTCTCCAACGTTCATTTGGTTGTTCCATCCGTTTGCACCGATAGCACCACCTGCTAATGCTTGCTGATATGCTTTTGCTACGTTAGTAGATACATACAACAGGACATCTTCTTTACCATAAACGGTATCAGGAATTGTATTAACAACAGAATTTAATTTGTCTAATACGTTTGCTGAAGTTACACTACCAGAGATTATGATTGAACCACTCTTAGCTGCTAATACTGCAGTTGCACCACCTGCTGCAATAGATGCAGAGAATGCTGATTCAAATCCAAGGAATTGTCCGTTTACGTTTGTTCCCTGCCAAATAGATTGTTCAGTTGCTTCTGCTACTTTACCACCTACATAAGAGATTAAGAAATCGTTGAAGTTTGCTGGGATTGAGTCAAATGCTGAATAGCCTAACTGCAATGCTTCCCAAGAATCAACGAACTCTTGCTTACATAATTGTAAGTTAACTTGAAGTTCTTTTGGTTCAAGGATTCTTTCTGATAATACTACGCTACCAGAAGTTACGAAATCGCAAGATGCGTCTTGCACGATACCATCAACTGCTACCTTTTGTAAAACTTCTTTGAATTTTACGTTAGGGTGGATGGTAATCAATTTGTTGTCAAGCGTTCTAGCTGACAAAAGAGCCGCAGCAATATACTGACCTGCAAACTCACCTGCGTAGGTAGAGGTGATTTGTGGCTCTGTGAATTTTTGTAATTTTTTCATTGTTTACCTTTGAAATTTTTTATTAATATGGTTTACTTATAAAGTTTAGATAAGAAATTAGATTGTGAATTTACTGCTTTCTTACCAAATACTGTGTTTGATTTTTCAGTAGAGAATTTAACACCGGTTTCAACTGGAGCGCCATCTAATTTAGCTAACTCTTCTTCCTCTTCAATTTCAGGAGCTTCATCTTTAATTTCTGCTTCTTTATCTACTACTTCTTCTTTTACTTTTTCCATGTCCATCATCTTCTTCTCCATTTCCTCAATACGATATGCCATCTCTTCCATTTTCTTTTGCATATCACCCATTGTCATTGGAGTATCTTCACCTTCTTTGATGTCAGCAGGAACACCATCACCAACTTGTGGGATATCGTTTTCTGCTTCTTCAGTTACTTCAGCCATCATAGAAGATGGTTTAGTTCCTTTTGCGTTGTTCGCTGGTGACTCTATGTCTTTTACTACGTTAGCTTCTTCTTCAATGTTAGATTGTGGAAGGTCTTTAACTTCTTCAGTTTCTAATTTCATTTCAACGTTTTCTCTTTCAACGATTTTACCGCCTTCAGATTTTACTTTGATATAAACTTCTTCACCTTCTTCACCTTCTAATTTAAGGTCATGGAAACCATCTGGTGCTGGTGATTTAGTTCCATCTTCACCGATTACCATAAGGTCTTCGCCTACATCAAAAGTAGGGCTTTCTACGATTGTTCCGTCTGCTAATTTTGCATAAGTTAATTCCACTTCATCCTTTGATAAGAGTGTCATTATTTTATTTAGAACTTGTTTTGCGTTCATAATTTTTCCGTTTAGTTATTTAACAATTTAATTTTATAAAGTTGTAATTTTTTTATCTTATCTGCGTTACTGTCAGAATTACTGATGGTATCGTAGGTATATTTCCTGTTGCAGGTTCATACAATACCGTAGCATTTCCGTTTAATGTTTGATATGCTAACTCATAGTAATCATTTGCAACTGCCGTATCTAAAATGTTTACAGTCATAATCTGTGCTGTGTTATTTGCTAATACTGCTTTACTTGCACTATCCCCAATGTTAGTGCCGTTTTTCTTAAACCACATATAGACAGTATCCGCTCCTGCTGATGTTTCTAATTGTGCAGAGAACTGAATGTTGTAAGTTCCCCCTTGACTCATAGTAATATCTTTACCATTTACAACAGATATACCTGCTACGCTACCTGAATTATTGAATGTAATACTACCGCTTACTCCTGCACTTCCGCTTTGAGTTACAGTTGACCAGAACTCTGCTGCGTCAAACGATGCAGATAGTATATCCGGAAGTGTTGCTTTTCTTAATTCACCTGTTGAGGTATTATAAGTCACAACTACATCTGTTATTCCGTTTCCAAGATTATTTATAAATGCACTACCTGAAAGTGTTGTGCTACCTGATACAGTTAAAGTTCCCTCAAAGAATGAGTTAGAACCACTATCAATTAAGAAACCGGTCTTTCTTACAATACCCGCGGAGCCAGAGTTACCTGTTCCTACTACGAATACTGTTTCAGATGAATTTGCTCTATTACCATCTTCCGCATTCCATCTACCAAAGAAAGCAGAACCTCCATTTTGTCCACCTGCTATTGTAACATTTGATGCATCATATTGAGATGTTCCGTATATATTTAATCCTTGTCCAATTACTGCTGATGCTAATAAGTTTTTATTACCATCACCAATTACAGATGCAGATATACGGCTACCACCCATAATGTTTCCATAAAGTCCTCTACCTCTATCATTTGTTGTTCCTGTTCCGTTTGCACTACCTGAAAAATATACGTTATTACCTATAAATCCTAATAGGGCGTTTCCTTGCAATGCAAATGTTCTACCAATCGTTCCGTTTGTAGAAGAATCATAATCATTTGTAATCGTAAATCCGTTTAGGTTATTTGCAGATAAGTTAATTGATGCTGATGCTCTATTTGTGACCGTTATGGTTCCATTTATAATATTATTACTAATTGTAGGTTGTGAGACTAATGTTGGTGCAAATACCGTATTATTCGTTAATGTAAGAGTTCCGTTTATATTATTATTGCTTATACCCATTGCCAAACTTTGGGATTGCATATTCATAGTGAGTGAACCTTGCACAATATTACCTACAATTTGATGGGTTGATGAACTAACAGGTCCATTATAGGTTAATGTTCCATTAGCAACAATATTATTTAGTATTGTCAATCCATTACTTCCACTTGCTCCTGCATTTACTTCTGCGATAGAACGAGATGGTGAATTAATATTAAAAGTAGAATTTTGACCTATATTATTAGAGATTACAACTGCACCTGTATTGCCCAACAT